AATTTCGGCGAGGTGTTCCAGTGCCGTGCCGGCTTCACCTTCCTGCGTGGCAGCGAGGCGGTGATCGCATCGCGGCTGGAAGCCAAGCAGCCGGTGGTGGTGCGGGTCCGCGAGTCGACGCAGAGCAGGCGGATCCAGCCGGACTGGAGCATTCGCGACCTGAACACCGGGGAAAGCTACGCCGTGCGGTCAGTGGCGCCGACGCCGGATCGCCAGTGGATCGATGTCCTAGCCGAGGGAGGGGTGGCGCAATAATGCCGTGCATGAAGTGCCTAGAGGCCCGCCGCAAACTGCTCGAGGCGCGTAGCGCGCGGGAGGCAGTCGAGGCGCTGCGCGAGGCGGCGCGCATCAATATCGAAAAGGTGACCGGCAAGACGGCGGACAACAGCAACGAGAAAAGCCATGGCCAATCCCGAGCTTGAACTGCAGGGCGAGATCGTCACGCGGCTGAAGGCCGACCCGGCGGTCAGCGCGCTGGTCAATGGCCGCATCTATGACAGCGTGCCGTCCGGCGCGGTGTTCCCGTATGTGTCGATCGGCCCATGCCAGAGCATCGATACAAGGGCCGAATGCATCGCTAGCTACGAGATCTTCCAGCAACTCGATGGATGGTCGCGCGCGGTGGGTGGGCCGGAAGTCAAGCGGATCACCGACGCGGTGCGCTTCGCGCTGGACGATGCGCCGCTCGAGCTGCCGACCAACGGCCTGGTGTTCATCGAATACGAGGACGCCAACATTACCCGCGATCCCGATGGCCTGACGAACCATTCGGCAATGTCATTCCGGGCGTCCGTCGAACGCCAGTAGTGCAAGGAGAAAGCTCAAATGGCACAGCCAATCACGGCCAAGTTCGGCAAAATGCAGGTCTATCTCGGTGAGGCGAGCGGCACCGACCCGGCCGCGCTCGCCGTCACCAGCCTGTCGAAGACCAATCCGGCCACCTGCACCGTGGCGCCAGCGGACATCACCAAGTTCCAGAATGGCATGGTGGTGGTTATCGCCGGCGCGGTCGGCACCGGGCTGACCAACGCCAACGGCTCGCATACCATCTCGTCGGTCAACACGCCGGCCAATACGTTTACGCTGGTCGGCGTCGATACGAGCACCGGAGCCGCGCCGCAGACCACCGGCGTCACCGCAAACCCGCCGCCGCTCACGGTCTATGCCGCGCCCTGCGGCCTAACCACGAAAGGCCTGGCGCTCAACAAGAACCTGCAGGAGGTTAACATCCCGGACTGCGATGATCCCGACGCGCCGGTCTGGCTCGGCCGCGATTGCCAGAACCTGTCGGTCACCATTTCGGGCGATGGCGTGGCCGCGGCAGAATCGGTCCCGGACTGGAACGACGCAGCCACCGCAACGTCATCCGTGCCGATGAAAGTGGACATCACGTTCACCAGCGGCATCAAAAGCTTTGCCGGCAACTTCCATGTCGATACGCTCACCTTCGGCGCAGAGCAGGGTGGCCGCGTCACGCTCGGATTCACCGCGCAGTCGGATGGTGCCATCTCCGATACCTGGACGGCAACGCCGTGAGCCGGACAGGCAGGATCACCGCATTCTTCGGCGGCGAGGAACGCGAGTTCCTGCTCGCCTGGGGTGAGATCATGCAACTGCAGGAAAGCCGCGATGCCGGGCCGGGCGTGATCCAGATCAAGCTGATGACCAACCAATGGCACGGCGAGGATGTTTCCGAGGTCATCCGGCTCGGGCTGGTCGGCGGCGGCATGTCGTCGGTGCAGGCATCGAAGCTGGTCCGGCTTTATGTCGAGCAATGTCCGCATGATCTCGGCGGCCCGGACGGACTGGCGATCCTGGCGCTGAAGATCGTCACAGCGAGCATCCAGGGGGCGCCCGACGAGCCGCCGGGAAAATCGGGGGAGACACCGAACGGATCGACGATCTCCCCAATGGCAAGATCCGATTCGGAGCCATCATCGGCAGCGCTGTCCTGATGGGCATCATGCCCAGCGAGTTCAAGCGCATGACGGTGTGGGAGCTGAATGCCGTAACCGAGCGCTGGGTCGAAGCGCATGACACCGGCGACCGTGGCATGTCGCAGGCCGAGCAGGACGAGATCTGGGAGTGGATGCAGACGCAGCCCAAGGTGCCGCTGACGCATAAGACAAACGGGGCAGGGCATGGTTGAGGGCATCGACAAACTCAAGCGCCGGCTGGTGGATGAACTGCCGAAGGAAACGCGCGCCGCAATGGAAGCCGCGATGCTCGAAAGTGCCGACATGATCGTCTCCGGTGCGAAACTCAGGGCGCCTGTCGAAACCGGCGGCGTACGCGATTCCATTCGCCACCACGGCGTCAAGGAGGGCAAGCGCGGCGGCCTCTATGTCGCCATCACGGCCGGCGACAGCTCGACCGAGACGACGGGCGAGGGCAAGTCATACCAGGTGGCGCGCATGCTCGAGTTCGGCACCGTCGACATGCCGGCGCAACCGTTCCTGCTGCCGGCCTACCGTGTCAACCGGCGCCGTGCGGTGACGCGCATGCGCCGCGCTGCCCGCGATGCGACCATGAAGGGCAAATGACATGGCCTCGGAAGACGCAGCCGTCGTCGTAACGCTTCGCGCCAACCTCAAGGACTACGAGGCCGCGCTGAAGTCGGCGGTGCGGGCCACCGAGCGTGCTGCGACGGCCGCCGAAAAGACGCTGAGCAATGTCGGCAAGAAGGTATCGATCGGCCCGGCGCTCAATCAGAACTTCCAGAAATCCAGCGCGCAGATGGTGAACGACGCCCGCGTCATGCAATACCAGTTGAACGACATCTTCTCCGGTCTGGCATCCGGCCAAGGCATTCGCGCGGTGCAGCAACAGCTCGGCCAGATCGCGCAGCAGATGTCCGGCGGCGGCCTGGTCGCCGGCGCCCGCACCCTCGGCACGGCGATGCTCGGCATGGTCAACCCGATCAACCTGGCGGTGGTGGCGTTCGGCGTACTGGCGACGGTCGCGGCAAGCTATTTTTCCGATACGGAAAAGGATGCCGAGAAGGCCACGAAGGAACTCGAAAAGCAGGCCGACGAGCTGCAGAAACTGGCCGACAAGTATGGCCAGTTATTCCCGGAACTCAATCGCGCGGCCGAGAAGCTGCGCGACCAGGCCGATGCCGCCGGTCGCGCCGTCGCCAAGGAAAAGTCGCTTACGGTGGCTTACGAGGATACGCAGAAGGCGATGGCTGCGCAGAGCGAGGGGATAACCGAGATCGTCGGTCTGCTCGACGCCATGGGTGCGCCTATCAAAGATGTGGCCGGCCTGGCGAATGCCTTCAATGATCTTGCGACGGCCGTCGAGGAGCACAAGGCCAGCGTCAAGGATGCGCAGCCATTGTTGAAAGCGCTCGACGCGATCATCGAGAACGGCAGCGGCAAGGTCGTCGAACTGGCGACCGCGATCCGCACTGAGCTTGTCGCCTCGTTCGCCGAGCTTGAGCGGGCAGCCGAATCGGCCGGTCAGACAATCCAGAACTCGCTCAATTTCTCGTTTCCGGGTGCTGGCGGGCCGCTCGATCTCGGGCCGGTCACCGGCCAGAACCGGATCGACCTGCTCAACAGGTCGCTCGAGGGTGCGGCCGGTGCCATCGACGCTTTCACCGAGCGGGTGATCCAGGCAGAGAGCGGCGGCAACGCGAACGCCAAGAATCCGCTGTCCAGCGCCACGGGCGCCGGCCAGTTCATCTCGTCGACCTGGCTGGAGGTCTTCAAGCGCAACTTTGCGACCGAGGCCGCAGGCATGTCAGACGCAGCCATCCTGGCGCTGCGCACCGATGTCGAGGCCAACCGGCGCATGATCCGCGCATACGCGACCGAAAACGCACGCGACCTGAAGGATGCCGGCCAAGAGGTGACCGAAGCGACATTGCACCTTGCGCATTTCCTCGGCGCCGGCGGTGCGCTGAAGGTATTGCAGGCTGCTCCCGGAACCAAGATTGCCAACATTCCCGGCATGGCCGGCGCCATCCAATCGAACCAGAGCATCCTCGGCGGCGGTGCCACCCGCGAGGATGTGCTTGCCTATGCCAGCCGCAGGGCGGGCGCTGCGACCCGGCAAAAGGAGGCGAACACAGAACTCGAGGACTGGCTGCGACTGTCGAAGGAAGACCTCGACCTGAAGAATAAGCAGCTCGACATCGATGCGCAGTTCTGGGAGAGCGATGCGCGCCGCAAGGCGCAGATGGAAGAACAGAAACTTATTCAGGAAGGACTGACGGCGGCGACCAAGCAATACGGCACGGTCACCGACGAAATGCGCGCCAAGATCGAGGCGGCCGCGCACGCGCAGGCTTTTGCCAGCGTGAAATCGGCCGAGCTTGCCGAGCACCAGAAACAGGCTGCGGATTCCGCCAGGCTGCAGGCGCAGGCCGCACAGCAGTTTTCGCAACAGGTTTCGCAAATGGCGCAATCGGCGATCGGCGGACTGATCAACGATCTTCGCAACGGCGTCGAGGCCGGCGAGGCCTTCAACAACATGCTCAACCGTATCCTTGACTCGCTCATCCAGATGTCGCTGCAGTCGCTATTCAACCCTGCCGGCGGCGGTGGCATCCTGAGCGGCCTGTTCGGCGCAGCGAAGTCGGGCGGCATCGTCGGCAAGACGTCGTTTCCGAAGCAGCGCGTCAGCCCACTGGCGTTCATCGGCGCGCCATCGATGGCCTCGGGTGGCATGATCAGTGGCGGCGGCGTGCCGATCATCGCGCATCCCGGCGAGATGATCATTCCGAAGAACATGGTCGGCAAGGGTGGGGCTGGGGTAACCAACAACATCGGCAGCATTGGCGTGTCGGTGAACAGCGCGCCGGATAGAGTGGTCGCATCCACCGATGACGGCAAGAAGCTCGGCCTGATGATCGACCGCGCCGCGCAGGCCGTCATCGTGCGTGAAAGCCGGCCAGGCGGATTGCTTCGCGCAGTGCCAGGATAAAGCCGATGCCCGGTTTCGACGGAACCATTCCCTGCAATATCCCCGACATTCCCGTCACGCGCGATGACGAGTGGCGGCTTAAAGTAGCGCAATTCGGCGACGGCTATGCGCAGCGCACGCTCGACGGCATTCT